CAAAGCACTAATTTGCGTGGGTTAGCTTTTAACTCAGACGGAACAAAAATGTTTGCTTCAGTTCGTTTTGATGAAGTTTTTCAGTATTCGTTGTCTACCGGTTTTGACATATCTACGGCTTCGTTTGACTCAGTAACTTTAGATATTGACTTAACCGGCGAGTTGGGTCCATTAGTTTTTAACGAAAACAGTAGGATGTACATAATTAACAACGGTGACTACGTTTACGAATTTCTCACCCCTTTATATGACAATGTGTTTGTAGGAAAAGCTCTATCACCAACTTCACTTGTATTAGGGGGTTAGATTAGTGAAAACTATAGTATGCGAAATGAACTGCTCCAAGTACCTGTTTGCTGACGACAAGCAGCTAAACATCACAGCAGACCACATCGAAGTGGGCGACCCTGCTAACCTAGATTTTATCATTGGCGACCTTAACGCTAACAACTCTACGCTGATCGAAGGCGTGACTGAGCCAGACGATTGGTACGGTTGTAAGTACAACTACGTCGATGGTGCTTGGGAGTTATGTCCTGACTGGGTTGACCCCCGTTTGGAAGTCGAAGCAGCGTAGTAAAGGAGCAGTCCTGTGACCAAAGAAGAAATGGCTAACCTTATAGAGCAATCTGCCGAGCTTGGTGCTAAAAAAGCCCTGCGCGATATTGGGTTCAGCGGCGATGACGCTTTGCTGTCCGATGTCTCCGAGCTTAGATCGTTGCTAGATTCGTGGCGCTCTGCAAAACGAACGGCGGGGAAAACAATCATCCAAGCGTTGACTACGATTTTCTTAGCAACACTTATGGCTGGAGCATACTTCAATTTCACGGATAAACAGTGAGCGAAAAGATGATTAAGAAAATCACAACTAGCATGACACTGCTAAAAAAAGGGCAGTCCGTAGCAGACCCTGCGAAATGGAAGAGCAGGCAGATTACAGCCACTGTGCTGACTGGTGTGATTTGGTCGGCTATCCATGCTGCGGAGGCGTTTGGGTATGCAATACCTGTCGATGCGGAAACAGTTGACGCGGTTGCTATTGGTTTTCTTGCTATCGTTAACTTCTTGCTCACATTATCAACATCTAAGAAAGTCGGACTGTGATTTAACTATGGTGCTGATAGAAGCAAATCCGCACTGGATTCACGAAGTTCCGAGTATAAGGGGCTATCAAGCCATCGCAATTAAAGTGGAGTGCATGATATGAGTTTATTCCAATACCTAAGCTGGATGAGAAGACTTTGGGCTATGGTCGTGGAGATCGTGAAGTTAATCGAAGAAACCATCCCTGACGATAAGGCTGGAAGTGCAAAATTAGCCGCTTTTGACGTAATACTAAAGGCAGCTCTTGAAAAAGCGGACGACATTGATGAGTCCTTTGATAAGCTCCAGCCAGTCGCGCATGACATAGTTGCCGCAGTTGTTACACTATTTAACGCAACTAGCCTGTTCAAAAAGAAAGTATAATTGCAGAACTTAATCGAAATGTTGAAACGGCATGAGGGTGAGGTGGTTACTAATGGCCGTCACCTTATCTATAAATGCCCTGTGGGCCACTGGACTATAGGCATTGGCAGGAATGTGGATGTTAACGGTGGACTGGGCCTCTCAGATGCCGAAGTAGACTTTTTGCTGGAAGGTGACATAGCGCGGGTAATCAAGGAGTTAAGCTTAGAATATCGCTGGTTTATCGACCTTGATGAAGTAAGAAAAGATGCTATGATTGACATCAGCTTTAACCTCGGTGCTACTAAGCTACGGAAGTTCGTACTGGCACTAGATGCGATGGAACGAGCAGACTACAAAACTGCCTCAGAAGAATTCTTAAACTCTGACTGGAGCCGTACCGTTAAAGGGCGCTCCATTGAACTCGCATCTATGATCGCCACAGGCGAATACGTAGCATAAGGTTGAATAATGCCGCTTCAGAAACTACAGCTAAAGCCCGGAGTTGACCGCGAGAATACTCGCTATACCGCAGAGGGTGGTTGGTACGAGACCGACAAAGTGCGTTTCAGACGGGGTATGCCTCAGAAGATCGGTGGATGGGTTCGCCTGTCAAGTGCCGTCTACCTTGGTGTCTGCCGCTCTATGTGGAACTGGGTAACTCTACAAAGCCAAAATCTTGTTTCTGTGGGCACTAACCTCAAGTACTACATTGAGCGAGGCGGTGCTTATTCTGACGTGACCCCTATCCGTAGCACGGTAGTTCTTACTAATCCCTTCGACACTACTAGCGGCTCTGCCACTGTCCTTGTTACTGACCTCGCGCACGGTGCGCTTGAGAACGACTTTGTTACCTTTAGTGGGGCGACTGCGGTTGGTGGGCTCACGCTAAACAACGAGTATCAGATCAGTTTTATAGACGAGGACTCCTACAATATTACCGCCGCGACTACGGCTTCTTCTACTGCCACTGGCGGTGGCACTGTTACTGCGGCTTACCAAATCAACACGGGTAATGAGATTGCTGTACCGTTTACTGGGTGGAGTGCGGGTAGTTGGGGTTCAGGCACATGGGGCTTTGGCGGGACTACTGATGCGCCGATTCGTTTGTGGAGTCAGGCTAACTTCGGTGAGGACTTGTTCTTTACCTACCGTGGCGGAGCGCCTTTTTACTGGGATGCAAGCAGCGGGGTGACTACCCGTGCGGTCTACGTGTCTTCGCTGGGCGGTGCGTCAGACGTTCCTGTCATAGCTAACAAGGCATTCGTGTCGGACATCTTCCGGTTTGCGTTTTGCTTTGGTGCGAACGATCTGGGTACTAGCGTGCTTGATCCTATGCTTATCCGTTGGTCTGACCAAGAAGACGTAGCTAACTGGACGCCTGCGGCTACTAACCAAGCCGGTAGTTTGCGCCTATCAAGGGGCAGTGAGATTGTTACTGCACTCCAAGCGCGTCAGGAAGTTATGATCTGGACGGATAGTGCGGTGTACGGTATGCAGTACTTAGGTGCTCCAGAGGTTTGGGGTGCACAGCTACTTGGTGACAACATCACTATAGCCAGCCCTAATGCAGCAGTTTACGCTGGCAACACCGCTTACTGGATGGGTACGGACAAGTTCTATACCTACGACGGTACGATTAAAACGCTACCCTGTAGTGTACGCAGCTATATATTCAATGACTTTAACTCCTCTCAGTACGACCAAGTTGTTGCCGGTACTAACGAGCGGTTCGACGAGATTTGGTGGTTCTATTGCTCCGCAGGGGTTACACAGAATGACCGCTACGTGGTGTACAACTACCTACAAGATATATGGTATTACGGCAACCTGTCGCGCAGTGCTTGGATGGACTCCGACCACAGAGAAAACCCACTAGCTGCTACTTACAGCAACAACTTGGTGAGCCACGAAGTGGGGTACGATAACCAAGAAAATGTGACTGCGGTTCCTATTACAGCCACGCTAGTGTCCTCTGAGTTTGACTTGGATGATGGCGACAAGTTCATGTTTGTTAATAGAATGTTACCGGACGTAACGTTTGAGGGTTCTACGGCGGCTAACCCCGCTGCTGTGATGACTTTGTTGCCACTACAAAACTCAGGTTCTGGATACAATGACCCTACTTCTGTAGGTGGCGTTAATAATGCGACTGTGACTCGTTCGGCTGTTGTGCCTATTGAGCAGTTTACTGGGCAGGTATTTGTCCGTGTGCGTGGCAGGCAGATGGCGTTTAAGCTTGAGTCCACTGAGATAGGTGTGGCTTGGAAGCTAGGTACTCCACGTTTGGATATGCGTCCTGATGGCCGTAGGGGTTAGATATGGGCCACCAAACCGTACGCAGGGCAGCACCCCCAGCACTACCTAACGCGACGGTAGAGTACAAGAAGGTTAGTTTTGACCAGCACAACAACGTGTTGAGGCTGTATTTCAACATGCTAGATAACGTGTTGAGGGAGCTTATAGTAGACACTTCGGGTATATCGGTGAAAGCCTACTCGGAAAAGAGCGCAAATTACACAATAGAAGCGCCAAATGATTTCTTAATCCACTACACAAGTGGTAGCTACACAGTATCTCTGCCCACAGCAGTAGGCCTTACAGGGCAGGAATTTGAAGTGAAGAACAGTGGAATCGGCACTATTACGTTAGATGCTGACGGTTCCGAGACAATAGACGGTGCTCTTACAAAGAGCTTGGCGCAGTACGATGCAGTAAAAGTAATGTCCACAGGGACAAACTGGATAATAGTATGAACCAAGCAATGCTAAAAGAATTGATAGCTTACAATGCGGAAACTGGCGTGTTGGTCAATAGCTAACATGGCTCAAGAATTCGACATCGTACAAGAGGTGCTTGCCCAGTTTGAGGAGAGCAATGATCTTGTAGAAGACGTACTGGCTGAGCTTGTAGCTGGTGGCCCTGTGCAAGGGTTTGATGTGGGCGGTGATGTAATTGGCAGTGCCGGTCTTGGAAGCAATTATGGTCCTTGGGGGACAGTCCCCCAGCTGGGTGGTGCTGGCTCCACTTTGGATACGTTCTGGAAGAGTCAAATAATTCTGGCAAAGCTAGAAGAACTTGAAGCACTTAACAGAAGGCTTAGTGACCCAGCCGTAATAGCAGCAAAAGAAGCCGAAATAACCGCAGCCCTTAATGCCTACATAGCAGAAACTGATGCTGCTGATCTACTGGATGGTGCTTCCTCTTCAACTGAAGCAGAGTTCATCCTTGATGCTAAGGCAGACCAAGCAGGTATTACCGACCCAGACGCTAAGGCTGCTGTAGTTATTGCGGGCATGACTGCGTTCAACGCAGGTAAAGCTGGGGCTGAAATAGTAACTGCAACAGTAGACGGGGCAACTGGTTACGTAAAAGATGCAATTACAGGAATAATAGAGTTTTTTAAGAAGGTTCCGGGGGTAATAAAGATTGACCCTATTACAGGCACAGTTACTTCTAAGCATGAAACGCAGCCCAGTAGCAGTGGGGGAACTAGCCCCAACCAGAAAATTGTAAAAATACCCGGCACTAACACAACAGTAACGTTAGGGGGCATTCTTGGGAAAATACTAGACTTTCTTAGAAATGGAGTGGATGGGGAAGATATACTTGACGTACTTGTTAAAGTAATTGTAGCAACTACGGGAATCCCTGAAACCATTGTAACATCAACAGTAGGGGCCGTAATTGAGAAGATTGAAGACCCTTGTGATAATTTCCTTTATGCCGCTCAAAACCCGTTGGAATGCGCCACAATAGTAGTAGGAACTTGCTCTGACCCAGCGTATGCAGCTGCCAATCCCGAAACGTGCTGTGAGTTAACCTGTCCAGATGGTTCAACTCCTG